GTTGCCATTAGTAATTACCTCAGTTTTTATTTTCAATAACAAGCTTAACAGCTGTTAAATAATCGCAGTCATTTTCCTCGGCGTATGAAAGTGCCTCGGCATGGATATCTGCTGTGTTTGGATCATAAGCGTATCCAGAAGCGTTAGGCTCAACTGTCTTTGCTTTTTTAGGAGCAGATGCAGGAGTAGCAAACTCTTCAAAAGAGACCATAGAGGGAAGTGACTCAAGGACTCCGCGGAAGAAGTCGAATTGAGAGGCCTTACCGGTCTCGGAGAAATTCACGGAGTTCTTATTATTAAGAGTTTCCATGAAACGAACTAAATCGGACTTAGGAACGATCTGTTCAGTAAGCTTTCCGGCCTCATAAAGACCTTCAGCAAACGAGGAGATTTCTTTCTCGCGAGCAAGCTTTCTTTGTCTGTTGAGCTCTTCCTCTAATTCGGCTACCCGAGCATTAAGGGCATTAATGCTCTGATCTCCCATAGCGGATTCGCTATGATCCAGAGTTTCTGTAGCCAGAGGCGCAGCTTCTTCAGAATGAGATGCTGACTCTTCAGTCTTCTCTTCTTTAACCTTTTCTGACATATCAGTTTTCTTTTTCTCTTCGTCCTCGTCCTCTTCAGTTTTGTCCTCGGCCATGTCAGCCTTGGCTTCTTCCTTCTCTTCTTCAGGAGCTTCTTCGGCGTTATCGCTTACTTGCTCTTCTCCCATATCAGCTTCTTTCTTTTTATCCTCCTCTTCATCCTCTCCCTTTCCTTCTTTTTCTTCCATGTGCTTTTTAAGTCCTTCGGGCATTTCTCCGTAAGACATATCTTTTTCCATCATTGAACTTGCTTGCTTTTTAAGGGCTAAAGCTTGGAAAAGCTCGTCTTCTTCATACTCGGCTGCTAGAGACGCAATTTTTTTATCATTGTTTTCCATTTCGCCAGAGATATCTTCCGATCCGTCGTCTTCAGCAGGAGCTTCTTCTCCTTCTGAACCCATCTCTTCCTCACTTTCCATGTCATCTTCACCAGAGGCTTCTGGAGCTTCTTCTTCGCCACCTTCGTCCTCTAGGCCCATGTCATCTCCTTCTCCTTCCATGCCCTCCTCAGGCATTTCAGAATCGGTATCTGCGGGCATGTCTTCTTCGGTTTCTTCGTCCATGGCATACTCCATCTTATAATCAGCTGGAGCGCCTGTCTCATCAACTTGATTACCAGAGTCGTCGTATACAGAAGGCTTACCGCCTCCTCCGATGTTAATGTTGACGGTCATTCCGCCCTCGGCATGATCTACCGAGACCTCCTGAGCAACGTCAGTTGTTTTCTTTTTTCTAGTCATAGTAGAGTTTTTTGTTTCTAAGGCTTCTTTAAACGAGATAATGGTTTCCCCTTCTTGCGGGGCTAAATTGATAATCTTTTCGTCGTCAAATCCACCCTCGGAAAAAGCTGCTAAGCCTTTTACGGCGGGAATTGAAACTAGTCCTAGATGGCGCAAAGCCAATTTTCCTGGGTGGGGATTTGTCTCTGCGTCTGGTAAGTAAAAAGAACTACTTACTTTTTTAAAAACTCCATCTTTGATTAGTTTCTCGGCTTTAGGGGTAAGTTCAACCTTACCCCAAAGTTGTGAGCCCTTTCTCCAAAGATTTTTTACCCAGCCAAGGGCCGGGGTCGAATCAGTTTGATCGTGCCCGATGATCAAGGGAGCCTCATGTTGATCGGGAGCATATGTCCCTACAACCTGATCAAGATCCTCCTCTGTGAACATCATCTTTTGCCCCGAAGAGCTAATCTGAGGTCCAGCTCTGAACATCTCGATGTGTACAATCTTTTTAGGTTGTTGAGATGATAGAGGTTCTTTAGCGTTTAATATATTTTCTTGATTATCGGGCATTTTTCAATTACTGGATGGTGGCGGAATTAAGAAGATAATCAAATCTGTCAACGTTTCTAGAGAACGAGTCGGATACCTGGGCAACTTGACCAGCCGGTGTTCTTACAACGGTAACAACAAGGCGCTCAAGTGTGGGTGATGTAGCCACATAAGCATCGAGTCTGAGAGTTCCGTTTTCTAGATCTGATACAGAATTATTAGCATCAGAACAAACAACTAAATATGCCTGTTCTGGTCTTGCACCAAATAGTGCACCCTGACGATAGAGTTGGCCCATTACCTGAGAGGCGATAGACTTAGCTCTTGCGTAAAGTGTACCCGCCGAGTCAATTTGCTCAAAGAGAATGTCATCGAAGCTTCTTGCAAGAACGTCGAGTAGGACGTTAAGAATAGCGCGAGTATTGACAAACTTAAAGAGAGCATTAGAGCTCGTTGTGCGAGCACCCCAGGCTACAATTCCTCTGTTAGGAAGGCTTCTGATAGGATTGAGGCCTAGAGGATATGTTACTTCTTGTTGTTGGGCAGTAATATCAAATAAGAGTCCGTTTGCGCCTCTTAGTGGATATCTTGCTCCGGCAGGGGCTTGCTGGAAGCCTTCGTTTACATAGCGTGAGCATGCAATGCCGGCGATGAATGCGCTTGGAGGAATAAACCTATCGGCGGCATTCTTGATATAAGGAGCGTAGAAAGCAGCATGGCCAAATGGCGCGCCAGCAGTACGCTTAATATATGACAGCTCGTCTTGAACTTCGCTTAGGCTTAGTTCATCAGATCCGCAATCAACCAAGGCAATATGTTGAGTTCCAGAGATTCCTTCTGTTCCTCCTAGCTTACCCTCAGCAGCTTTTAAGAGAGACTGAGTAACTTTTACTCTTTCTTCACGTGCTTGGGTTTTGCTTAATCCGCCCACTTCTGACTTAATTCCAGCAAAAGCCTCTGGAGCCATTAAGAATCCAGGACGGAAATCACCGGATCCCATACCTTGCTCGATGGCATAGGTAAAGTCTTGTGATCTTGCTTTTGCAGAAAGCTTATAGTTTGCAAAGTCTGCGGCTTCGTCGATTGAGTTGGCTCTGATAATATTCTCGTCTTTTTTACCATAGCGATTTAAGCCAGGTACGATAGGCGAAGAAGTACCATTTTTAGAGGTAATTTTTACCTTAAGAATATAATCGTGGCGATAGAATCCATTAGCAGAAGAGCTATCTAAGAATCCTTGTGTTGAACTTGAGGTAAATGCGGGCTGTTCAGCAACTACAATTTCTCCGTCATTGGTTACGGAATTAACTGTAAAGCGATATCCATTGATAACAATAGAAGCACCGCCATATAGCTCCTCAGTAAATCTAGAACTTACGATGCTATATGAAGCACCAGAAGCAACAGTTGCGCCTCCAGGATTACGAACAATTGCCTGGGAGTTTGAAGCAACACTAACTACTTCGTAGGTATCAGATCCGATAAGGATTCTGTAACCAGGAGCAATTACGCTAAGGAAGTTTGTGTTTGTACCCAGTAATGATCCATTTGCTTGGAGTTCAATGGTCCCTGTTTGAGCAGATCTTGTGCCTAGGACTGTGGTATTTCCAGAAGTTACGCTAAGTGAGCCTGTGAGTTCTCTACCATCGGCCGAAGGACGGAGGGCAGGAGCACCTGCTACAGCTAAGGTTGTTCCGATTGCTTCGCCGTTATTCGGGGCATAATTACCCGCTCCGAGCGCAGTTTCATAGTCAACTTCTACCGACTCAACGATGTAGAACCCATCGAGTTCTTTTTCTTGAAGAATTTCTTTGAGCGAAGTAGTGATGCTATCGGTTAGTTCCGCAGGAGTAGCGCCATTGGCGATGATTACTCTGTTTTCGCCTGCTACGTTTACGTAGAAAACTTGAACACTATCAGGAACATATCCGGTTCTTGTTACATTACCACCAACCGAGGTAATTGTACCTTGTGGAATTACGCTAAGACCCGTGCCATCTGCACCTGGTGTAAATGCAGTAGTTCCAGCATCCCACTGATAATAAGCAGCGAATGAGTCACTCCAGCGGATATGATCATCTTTTCCTACTCTTTCATCGCTCGATACCGCAACAATTTTGTCATCGGGGATGTCAGCTGCAGTAGCATAGATTTCCTGGTCAATTAGAAAATCTTCGATAGCTTGGTATACTTCAGTAGCTTCTGAAGGATCATAAGCCAATCTACGAACTCTTACTACAGAAGTTAAATCGTTAGAAGTGAAGAGAAGAGGTGAACCAGAGCCGTTATCAAGAATAAAGGAATCATCTGGGGCATCTACGCTCAGTACTTCATAGACTGTGCTATAAAAAACGCCACCAGCGGGAAGTTCACCGGCTCCGTTATATGCCTGACCTAAGTCAATACCTTCTAAAACAACCTTGTCTCCAGGAGCAAGAGCATCGGTCCCAATAGATAGAGAAGTGATATCAGCTACTCTGATTTTTCCACTAGCACTTTCAAAAGAGTTCGTGCCATTTGTATTCGCAGTAACCGAAGTTGCTTCTAAAAAGTTTCCAATAGCAGCACCAGAAACAAATAGAGGTGTTTCTTGTGTTAGTACGTCTCTTGCAACGCAACGGAAATTAAGCTCTTTAATCGGAACGTACTGATTGACCGCTCCTGCGTTTTCTGGAGTTGCGTATGCAGTATCAGAAATCTGATAAGCCTTGAAGGTATCAACAACGGGAATTACGCGGGTATCTTTAGAATAAATTCTAAAAGTAGCGTTCTTTGATTCTTCGTCGTCTTGCTCGATTCTATAGAATGTGCTAAAATCAGGATCTTCTTCTCTCAAATATCCTACGATATCAAATGCGTTATCATTTGCATCTAAAGAAGTAGTTGAGATAACTCTAATTTCTACGCCTTCGGCATCATTGATACCCAGAGACTTATCTCCAAAGTATCTTCCACCAAGCTTCAAAGAAAATAGATTCCAACCTGCTCCTTTGCTCACGACAATTTTTGTCTCAGGAGTAGGGGTTACGCGGGTGTAGTATAGAATTCCATTTACACCGACATTATCAAAAAATGCTCTTACTGAATCGTAAGAAATAATGGACTGAGGACTGTTAGCAGCAGTTGGTACACCACCTGCTTTCTGAACAAAGTCCTCTAGCGAACCAACCTGGGTGGGTTGGTAAGGAGGGAGAGATGAATACTCTTCGACGGGATTTGCATCGTATGGATCTACCGGAGTAGAACCAAAAATGTAACCAATAGCGTGAGAGGCTAGGGGTTGAGGTAATCCACCAGTCGATGACTGAGTAACAAACACTCCAGGGCGCTGGATGGCGCCAACATTGATGTTTACAGGATTAGCCATAAAATAATTCTTTACAAAGTAAGAGGCCTTTCAATCGATCTTTAAACAAACGGTCATTTATAACCTTTAATCTTCCAAATTGTTCTTGTACAACTCAAAAAGATTATTCATTAGCCAATCCGTGCAGCTTTCAATACCGCATTTTTGTGTTTCTAAGATTTTTAAAGACTTACGCATAATCTTATTAAAATCATTATCAGTCACATAGTAAGAGCAAACTTGCACAAGTTCCCTTAACCTAGATTGGTTTTTATCAACTGTTACTGAGCATAAGATTAAAATAAGTTTTAAGCGTAATTCGTCGGTCATTTATTTCTAAGAGCTTTTGATTCCATCGACTGCTTTCTTATGAACCTGAATCATTGCCATAACTTTTGTCATTGGTTGAGATTCAAAAAAAGATAAAGCAACAAAAGAATTATTTTGTAAAGCATAACAAACTTCTAACCACTGAAGTTTTGTCATAAAATTACATAGTATTTCTTTTGCTACAATTTCAAATATTTCTTTGATTACTCTAGGTGTAATCTTTCTTATAGAAGTACTTGAAACATTTAATAATTCCAAAATTTTTATAACATCTTCTAAGTTTAATTCTTTTTCTTTGTTAATAAACCTTTCTAAAAACTCTAAATCTTGTCCTGTTATGTCCCTAAATACTAATCTTTTTTTGTTTTTATCTTCTATAGATACGGTGTAATTATGCTCTCTTTCTATTTCGTACTCATCACTCATTTGATCCTAATAGAGCCCCCATCGCCTCTCCAATTTTTTTGAGCTGTCTTGCAGTGAGTTTTTTTGCGTCTTTCATCGTTAGTTTCTTTCCGCCATTTATTGGCATATGAAGAACGCAAATTGTTTGCAATGTGGCCTCAATTTCGCTTAGTTTTTCATCGTCATTTATATCGGAAATGTGGATCAGATCCTCTGCACAAGGCTCTTTTAAATAAATATATTTACCTTCAGATACTTCTACAGGGACTACCTCTGGATCTCCAAAATCAAAATCATTAGAGATATCAAGTTGTTCTCCTGCTTCTGCGCCAGGTCTTGACATTTTACTCGAGGGCATAGTTATGGCTTATATATGTAATTTTCTTTAAACCCTAATTTTAATTTTATGTTTAAAGATCATTAGGAAAAAGAACATGGCTATAAATTCATCAAGTTCTCCTTATGAATCCTGGGAAGGATCGCGTAGCAACTCTGACTATAGAGACAGAACTACGCAAAACACCTCTTATGTGCGCCAAGCGTTATCTCAAGATAGATACCTACGGAGTTCTAATAGGGTAAATCCAGGACCTAGTTACGCGACTAGAGCAAATATGGCAAACAACTCTCAACAAAGTCCCCATGTCTATGGTTCCGAAGATATGTGGGGATGGCAAAACTGGACAGAAAAAGCCACGAGAAAGAGCTCGAGTCTTGCTCCAGGGCTATATGAGTCCGGTCCTTTAACCGACGCTCCAGGAACTCAGTACGTTGGCCCGTCTAGAGTACAGGGTTGGGCCGGGTGCAGCACATGTAAAAGAAGAAGAGTATGACAACTAGAAGAAAAACAACAAAACTAACTAACTCTAGTTCGTCCCAAGAGCAACATAATACAGAAGTAATAATGTCTTCTGTTCCTACTCAAGATGAACTAGAAAATTTTTTTAATGATGCTACGGCTCAAGAAGAACTAACTTACGAACCTCCGGCTCTTAAAAAGAAAAGAGTTAGACCACCCAAAACTGGCAAAGTATTTTTAGGCGAAGAAGACGTCAGACATTTTGAGGCTTATAAAAAGTTTTTAAAAGATGAACAAGGCATCAAAAAAATAAACCACAAGCCCATATAGTGATATAATATATACAACACTAGAGGCAGTTTATGAAACCTGAGATAAAAGAAGCGTACATGAAAACTGCAGAACTATTTGCCCAGGTTTCTAATTGTAAAAAGCTCAAGGTAGGCGCAATTGTAGTTAAAAACGGGAGCATATTGGCGCATGGGTGGAACGGAACTCCGTCGGGTTTTCATACCAATTGCTGTGAGCTAGAAGACGGAACTACCAATCCCTTTGTTCTCCATGCAGAACAAAATGCTTTGGTAAAGATGGCAAAATCTTCCGAGTCCATTGACAAGTCAGAGCTGTTTTGCACTCATAGTCCTTGTCCTGATTGTTCAAAGATGATTGCTCAGAGCGGTATTAAAAAAGTTTATTACAGAAACGAGTATAGAATTAACGAAGGAATCGACGTACTTCGTAAACTTGGCGTAGAAGTGGAGCGAATGTGATGTTTGAAAATCCAGAAGAACAAGATAAAATTAGGACTATATTTGAAGGAATTTATTCTAAAGAAAAAACGCTCATTCCTGGGTTTAGGAGCGCCGTATTAAATAACGCCCCGATAGGATTATATGTAGCCACAAAAAGCCAAGATGACATCTCTTGGATATTTGATACCAAGCAAATTGAGCTTATGCTCGGGGGCAGAGATGCTTATATTTCCATTAGAGAGCAACTTTTACCCACTAAGAAAGACGAAAGAGAATATATTATGATGGTAGTGTTTAAAAAAGTCGGGCCGATTTACTCAATTCGGCTAAAAAAATCTATCCTTGAGGAAGTGTTTTTAGACTAGGGTCAGGTTGTCCTTTATAATCTCGCTAAATGACTCGAATAATTGCGTAGCGCGGGCTGCGGAGCTAAATTGCTCAGAGATATATAGTGCGCCATTAGTATTTATTGCCCGCGTAACACAACGTTGTGATGCTATTGTAAGACCACCTACGCCAACACTTGCAATGGGCACTTCTTTTCTATAGTTAATAACGGTTCCGTTGATGTAGATTGCAGTGCCTAATGTATTTGTTTCATAGAAAAACCCTACCCAAGTCCCTGCAGGAACCGGATTTGGTCCTTGATCTTGTCCTGCTATATAAGAAAACGTAAGACTATGTAATCCTACATACTTATATGGAAATAGGTCCGTAGTGTTAAATGTTTGAGTGGTGTTTGCAGTAATGTCGTTAGAAATCCCAAAGACCACTCTTATTGCATTTGTGTCGTATCCTCGATCTGTACCACTGACTAAGTTTGCAGAATTTATTATTCCGTCTTGGGAATTTATAGATAGGTTTCCAAGAGCTACGGTGTCATTTTGAAAATTATCTCCTGTTGCCCACCTTGTAAAAAGACTGCCATTTATTACTACGTTTCTTTCAATTGCTGACAATGCAGTACCAACTGTGCTGCCAATACAAAAACTATATTTATTTACCCTAGAGGGAAACGCCCCTATACCTAAGTTTTTTAAATTAGTCTCTAGCTCTGAGTACCTATTTATTACATAAAACGTGTTATAGTATGGGGAATTAGAGCCACTAGTGTCAATTACGGTCGTAAAATCAATAGATGGCAAAAATAACGTTCTTTTATTCCGCCCTATAAATAGCGAAGACGAGTTCCCTGCCATTTTAGGTTCCTACTCTAGTTGCTGTGTAAATTACCACGCCTACAGCGGCTATGTAATAGCCTATTAACAAATTGCCAGATAAGCCGTCTTCTCCTGTCTCTGGATCAACCCAAGTACCGATCGTAGGCTTCCAATCAGTTGAATTTATGCTCAACAAGCTTACGCCTGTGCTGTTTGTAACATAAATAAAACCTGATGTTCCGACAACATCGTTAGTTGTATTTGCCGCTCCTAGTAATAACTCTGTCCCTGTCCCTGAATGAGCAAAAGTAAAATTAGCGCTTAGTTCAAAATTTGCAGCGGTTGCTACCCATGGGACGGGAGCTGTTAAGAGCTTATTCGCCGGAAGGACGGGTATTTTAGATATTTCTAAAAGAGGGATTTTGCTATCATCGAGCACTGGAATGTTACTCAATGGTAACACGGGGATTTTTTCTGCCGGGATTTGAGGTAGTTCTGTAACTGGAAGTAGACCATCGCCATCCAACGATGCAAATCCATCAGCCACCCCTCTAACGCTCCCAAGGGTACTAGGCACCACGGCCCTTGTCGTATCGTTAAAAGAAGCAACCTCGCCGGGTGTTGCAATTTCTATAATCCCCGGTTCTGCGTTTGTTGCCAAGTTTGCTTGGCTAATCGAAGAAGTAATACTCGCAATTTTTTCATCAAAAAGAGTGTTATTTGTGTCTATTTGATTTTGCAGAGAATCTTGGGAGTCTTCCAGAAGCTCAAATGCAGTCTCTAGGTTTGTTATAGAAGACGAGGTGGCATCGGCCAATGCCGCCTGAGCAGATGCAATCGCAGTAGAAAAGATTTTTAAATCACGAATGCTAGCGTAAGTTCTATCGGCGTATCTTACGTTAACTGCGCCTTGTTCGGTTGTAGGATCGACCACCTCACAAAGAGATAGTCCAAGCTTTAATCCACTCTTCGATCCTGTGCCATCTTCGACAAAAGAAGATGCATCGGACAAAAATCCATCCTGAGATAGCACCTCACCCGTGCTAGCCAACTCTTGCCTGGAGACGTTTAACAAACCTCCAGCATAATCTTCAATAAATCTAGAGCGAAGGTCTGCCATAATACCGAGAAATTTCTGTGTCCTTTATATTCTTAGGGAAAAATGCGTACATTTGAATAGGAATTACGCTTGTGGGCGGAGGGTTATCCCATAAAACCAACCAATTGTTTGTAACTAATAATCTTATTTTAGAAGCTATTCTTCTATTCCCCCAATTTATGTCATTACCCCTAAGATCTAGAAGAGTTTCATAGAGCTTTCTAAAGGGAGGTAAAGATCCTGGTCTAATGTTTGCAGAAGCAGTTTTTGTAGGGATAAAAGAGGATAGTACCTGTTCTAGCCCAGCTTCAGTTAACCTACAATTCTTTAAACTTAACATCCTAATATTCTTAGACAACCCTAGATTTACAGACTCTAGGTTTATGCAATTACTTAAATCTAAGACTTCTAAAGCATTCAACTCTGTTCCTATAAAAGTTTTCAGATTTGCGTTACCTTCTAAGTTTAAAAATCTTAACTTATCTCTTTTTAAATTAAAGTTTACGTAAAGTAAAGAATTTCTTTGAAGGTTAATTGATTCGATCATAGGATCAATACTACTTCCATCGAAGTTATCAATCCATAAATCATCCCAAGTTAATATATTTTGGTTAGTTAGTTTTAACTCTTTTATAGAGATATCTTGCGTATCAATAGAAATTCGTGCAGAGTTAGTTTTTTGTTTTTGTAATTTAGCTATGTCATTTGAAACTAATTCTTGATCTTCAAATCTCACATAATTAAAAGACCTGGTCTGTTTTTTATCAAAAGGAAGAAATACAAGTCCTTCTTCTTCTATTAAAAAGTTCGTGGATATTTTCACTTCAATAACCCTCCTGCAAGAGTCTTAGGACAGAATTTTAATACGGACATTCCTTTTTCTCTTTTAAATTTTTTACATTTTAATAAGTTCATGCATGCTTGGTACGCATATGGGTCCTCGAGTAATGAACAGTTAAATGGATCGTCTTTTTCCCACCCAGCTTTAATCGCCTCAATTAATCCGAACTCTGAGCTATAGTACTGAGATAATAAACCCTCTTTGTCCAAAGAAGATTCTTTTTTAAATACATAAGGCTCCGCGTCTATGTTCAATCGTACCGGCTCTGAGTTAGTAGTTATTTTTATACCATCTCCTAAAAGATCAAAATATCCTGGTTTGTTATTTTTTCCATTAGGAATGAAAACATTAGATAGTCTTGTTTGAGGATCAGAAGAGCCCAAAGGTCTATCGATAGGAACGCTTCCATTTAACACCGTAGAAACCGGCGCTGTGTCTTTTTCTGGGTATATGGCAGAATTTGTTATTGCACCGCACGTATTTATATTAGTTTGCACCCTATCTTCGCAATTTTCTCCTCCGAACTTTTTACAAGATTCTAATGGATCAAATTTTGAAATTAATTTTTTAGAAATAAGAAGATCTTCTTGGTCTTTTTCTACGCCTTCTGAAAAAGGTGTCGATGTATAAAATGCAGGAAGCATACCTTCGACATTTTTATCATCTCCAAGGGAAACCAAAGGTTTGTCTTCTTGCGTCGTGGCGGGGTTTTTAAGTAAATTAGAATTTTCTTCTGTGATAATATTTTCGCTAATTAAAGACTGACCACTATTTAACTTTGAGATTTTCCTACTTTTTTCAATAAACTTAACAAACTTGTTAATTATATCTGATTCTGATGTGCTATTAAATTTTTTATCAGAGATAAATGAGTAGTCTCTAGAGATAACAGTGGATAATTGACTAGCTTGTTCTGGAGTAATTGAGTTTTCAATAGGTATTGATTCTGGTATCGGAGAGTTTCCGGTGCCAGGTGCTCCTACAATAATCGCTTCGCCATTAATGCTCGGAGAGGCTATGTTTGAAATGTCTCTATTAATAGGTACTAAATTTCTTACAATTTTTGAAATTTCTTCTATCTTTTTATTTTGAGTATTAAATATGTTCTCAAAGGAATAAAGATTTGAGTTTGTGTCTTCAAACGGAAACTCAATTGAGCCAGAAAGATTTGTTAATACAATATTTAAAAGATCTTTTATGCTCTCAAGTATTACTAAAAATTGATCGAGCCTAATTGAAACGTTAGGAGAGATGTAAAAATTAGGTACTTGGTAAGAGTTTGTATAATAACTAATTCTGTGCAATAATCCACTAAAATAGGCGTAGTTAATAAGCTTTGTTAGCTTACCACCTTCATATCCATTTACTAATTGACCATATTCTGTGTTGAAAGAGCCCGGCCCGATTATCTTAATGAGCTCTTTAACTGATAATCCGTTAAACTTATCAAAAAGATTACGCAGGAGAGGTATTGATGCTCTTCCTAAATCTTTGTCTATTAAATCTTCTAATTGTTGTAAAGCAAGAGGAGCTTCTCTATCCGCAACACCATATCCAATAGAGTAAGAATTATATCCAAATATCGATCTTCCATAAATTAAAGATTCTACTAAAGGAGCTAAAATTTCGATATTATCTTTATCTAACAAAATATTTGCATTTCTGTTTTGCAATAAAAACTCGATTGATTTAAATAAATCCAAGTTACTTCCAGAAAGATAATCTTTAAATAAAGCTAATTGATCGGGATCTATTGCAAAAGTTAAATTAATCAATAAACCCACTAACTTACCAAATCTATTTTCATTATAAATAGACACCTTGTTTTTGTTCTTTAACGTATTATTCAATACTCTCAGTAATCCATTTTCATCCTGAGAATACAAATAAGATAGGTAATTATCTACGGCGCTTTCTCCACCAAATTCGTATATAAGCTGAGTTAGTTCGTATCCTTTAAAGAAGGAAACTTGATCTAAAGAATCTGTTATAGGAGAAAATATTGACAATAGTTCCTCAAAACTTTCTACTGACAAAAACTTATTTATTTCATTCTCTTGAAAATTAAGAGATCTTAACTGATCTATAACTATCTCTCTATCTTTTGCCGAGTATTTAAATGAGATGTTAGGCACGAAGTTACCTGGACTATATCCTAAGTTTTTGATATTTGATATCAGTCTTCCTAGAGCATTTTCTACTTCTCTTCCCCACTCATTAAAATTTTCTAAAGATTCCGAAGTAAATGAGGGATAGATAACGGTGTCCGATAATTTCTGATAAGAAGAAACTAAATACTTAAGTAGCCCATTAAATCCTGGAAGTATCTTAGAGTTAGCGTACTTTGTATCTAGCTCAGATGTAGTAATAAATACCTTGCTAAATTCTTCTATTTGAATAGAGATGGGTCCTAAGCCTTCGTATCCTGGCAGTATTCCTGATTGATCTAAGCTAATTTTAATTGCCTCGATTGTATCTCCGAGTCTATTAGCAGTTTGAAGTATAGTCTCTAATCCAAATAAAATCAAATCTACACCGACCTCTTTGATATAAGGATTTCGATCTTCTGCAATATACCTATCCTTTATCCCAGAGATATACTTTGCATAAATTGGATTATATATCGCTGAGTAGATTAATTTTTCTTTTTCTTCTTTGATTTCAATATCTAAAGGAAGATCTAGGTTTTGACTAAAAGATTTCAAAGACTTGAATCCTTCTAAAAATTTTAACCCTGCTATTTTGTTTACATTAGAGCCGTAAGAAAATAACGTATTAAAATCTCCTAAAAGACTCGTTCCTCCTACATCAGAAAATCCTCCGTTTATTTTTCTTCCAAAGCAAAACGCGTATAAATATTCGCATAGCAAAGTAATGTAGTCTACGCTACCCACCGGAGAAGCTTGAGAATTTCCAAAATATTTTAAAATTGTCTTGAGTAAAATTACATTTTCTACTACGTTTTCCCCAGCTCCTCCAAAGCTTGATTTTAAATCTTTCTGATCGTAAGTAATATTAGATTCTAACTGTTCTACCTTAGAATCGGATATGCTTGAGTTTATGTCCTTTGAAGTTTTTAGCGCATTACTTATATATGTTTTTAGGTTGCTATTGAGCTTTTCGTTAAAAGTTTTTGACTTTATTAAATACTTTGAAGTATACTCTCCCCACTCTTCATCGTCAAATGAGTCATAACTTGGTATTGCAATCCCTTGGTTAAGGAGGTATAGCTTATTATTATAGACTGTTTTTCTAATACCAGAAAAAACTTCGCTTTTTTGATTTTGCTTCTTCTGATACTCCCAATAAAAATCTTTACTGAATAACGAATATATTCTTCTACCATCCAGTCTACTAGCGGCAATTGTCCGATCTACAATTGCTGTAGACGGAGCGTATTCATCGATTATTTGTATTAACTCGTCAACATTAGTTCCTTTTAAAAATATATCTCTTGTTTTTATTGCATTAGAGATGCTCTCTATGTATCTTAAAAAAGATTGCTCTATATTTGTATTTTTAATGCCCTCTCTATCCAGATAGGCTATTACTCCAACTTCGATTAACTTTAATAAACTTAAAAATCGCTCGGTGTTAAAATTTAATTTTATTGTAATAAATAAGAGCTTATTGTAAAACGGAAGGATTCTTATAGGTTGTTCTCCTTCTATCCTTTCAAATACAGTATTTATTAAGTCTAAATACAGTTCATTATATAGCTCTTTTTCTGCTCTGACTTCAAAAGCGCCTTCTTTTAGCTCGTAAGACTTAAAAGCATCCTCGATAATTCTGGGCAGATTGACAAAAACTGATTCCAACTGTCTTTGTGTTAGTGCAGATAACATATCAAGAAGCTTTTTTTAAACTTTAAACTTTAGGTTTAAAGCTTTGTAGCTTAAACTAAACTATGTCAAGTAAGATCTCTGTAACAATTATTAGGGCAAGATCCGTAGATACGGTATCTGACTTAAACAAAATGGTTGTTCATTTAGAGCAAATTTTAACGGAAAAGGAAAACATAGAGGTTAAGAGTAGACAGTCGATTACAGAAGCTACGATTAAGTCCTCGGACTTTATAGTCTTTGCTGGCTGGGATCTTCCGATGCTATCTCACTTTTTCAATGTGCTCGGATTTTTAGAAAAGCAAGAAATAGAAGATGATAAGAGAATATTTTTATTCGACGAGGCAGGAAGCAATTGCTGGGATGATGTAAATCGGCTTATGACAGCGGGCATGGACCTCGGGCGAATCGATCATAAGTTATTTAACAAGATTGACAACTGCTGGAACTATCGTGATATAATTAGCTTTATAGATGTAAAATTACGCAAACTTGCAACCGATGCAAACTCTGGAGATTCTAGCATTAAGTAATCTTAAAGAAGAGCTTCTTGATAAGATTCTTGCGCACGATCGCTGGAAGACAGAGCAGCAGATCTCCCACGAGAGGTGGTTACATGAGTTTAATGCGCAGATAAAAAATGTCCAGAAACCTAGGGTAATTACATCGCAGAGTATGTCGGAAGACGACGTGCTTATTAACGACATCACAGGGTACGGAGAACTTGGTGAACAGCATATCGGCAAACTTGCAAAAACTCCGGTGTACTGCGCTGCAGAAAATAAGGCCCTAGATGTATTTTATGACTGGAAAAGAGCAATAGAGGACATCGATGATATTCCAAAAAAAGATCTCGCTGATTCTAGAATTAAAAAGCTCCTAACCACGTTTTTATGGGCAAACTCTTTGGCTCAACGTAGTGCTTTCTGGCCAGAAAGTAAAGACATCCACTACTCTGATGTAGCAAAAAGAGACATTAGGCAAAAGCTTCAATCCTATTCAAATATCACAATTGTAAAAGGTTATGAATCATTTAAAAAATTCTGGAGAGAGATTAACAACGAAACAGATATTGAGTTCAACTCAAGCTTTATTGCGGATATACTTGATAACGCGTACCAAGAAACAATTAAAAAAGTAAAGGAAGAAAAGAGATTAGATATTAAGCAATCGCCTCTCTTTAAAGAGATAGGAGAAAAATTTAAACATATCTCTATCGATGCGCTAGAAAAGCAAATGATCCTAAAACGAGGAGACTTTATTAGCGCAATCCTTGCAATTGAGCTGTCTATCTTTTCAAAAAATGTTCCTAATGAGTATAAAGATTTATATGACGTAGAATCTTGGTCAAAAAACTACTTCAAATACGTAAGGAAATACGACGAAAAATGGCGTAAAACTTACAAAGAATTTTACAAATCTATCAGCAAAGAACAAGAATCATGGAAAAAGGAATTAATGTCTTGACCTCTGGGTATAATGTAATGGTCGATGGAGCCGACGAACTCATCAAAGAATGGGAAGAAGGAAAGATATGTAAAGAAGAACTTCTAGAACGACTCATGGATTTAGAGACTGTACTTGTCGATCTTACAAAAATGGATGATGCTATGCAGTAACTAAGTTTAAAGATACTGAAGAATAATGTCTAAAAATACCAAATGACCTCTAAAGATCCTAAGAGACATATAAAGGCGGGGTTTTTTGACCGGTATTTTTCCCTCGGAGTTTCTCAAGGTAATTTAGCCGGATATAAATCCGATCCATATTCCTATTCAGGAGCACCTTATCTAACCAGCGGAGTAATCCTTCCTCGTAGAGATGACATCCTTCTAGAAGAGGGTGGTGGTGGCCCTAGGGCTATTGAGAAATACATGAGGCTATTTAATGATAGCCAAATTCTCGCTGCTTGGGAAAAACTTATAGGGGAAATTGTACAAAGAAACTGGGAAGTTTATCCCGCTTCTGATTCTCCTGAGGATGAAGAAGTTGCCGAGTTTGTTCGCCAAGTAATCAATAGAATGGGCAGCAATACAAGGCAGTCTTATGGAAAAGAAGCCCTTGTATCTACGAACTCTGGATTTGATACATTTGTCAGAGGAATGTGCGAATCGATAATTCTAGGAATGTCGATTGCAGAAATCTGCTGGATGAGGCAAGGGAAGTATATTGTTCCATCAGAGATTAAAATTCGGGATCCTAGGAGGTTCCTATTTAAGCTCAATGAAGACGGGACAATTAGTCCTAGACTTATTACAATGTTCTCGCCAGTTGAGGGCATGGGAATTCCTCTTAGATCGATGATATTACATAGGCACTGGGCCTATAGTAATTTCATGGACGTGCATGGTTCGGGCCTAGGCCGACAACTATATCCGCTTGTCGAGTTTAGAAGAACTCTGCTTAATTTCTGGCTGCAATACGCGGATAAACATACAACGCCCACAGCTGTTGGTAAATTTAGTCTTGGTACACCCGAAGAAGAAGTGAACGCGTTATTTACCGCTCTTCAAAGAATGGGCCAAGAAACCGCCATTGTTTTGCCCGATGAGATGGATATTCAGTGGCTGGAAAGTAATGGAAGGCCGGAACTATATGATCAATTAGTTAGCTATATTGATCAGCAAATTAGCTTTGTGATTAACGGCGAAACAACTGTTGGCCAGGAGACAGGAAGTGTTGGCTCATTCGCCCGCGATCAAATCGCCGACTCTGTGCGTATGCGCAAAGCTAAAGCGTTTTCTGAAGAGCTTGACGAAACAATTAACTCTACGTTGGTCCGATGGATTGTTGAACTCAACTATCCTGGAAAAAATCCTCCGCGTCTTGTACGTAACTTTGAGGATCTTAAGCAACGCGAAGACCCAGTGCGTATTGTCCAGGTTCTATCTCAGCTCGGTGCACTTGGTTATGCAGTAGAAGATGTCGATTGGCTAAGAGAAAAGCTCAATATTCCCTCTTTGGTTAAGCAAGAAATGCCACCAGAGATGGGCGGAATGGGCGCAGCACCTCCTCAAGAAGGTGAAGAGGCCCCAATGTCTGAAACTGAAGACATGGACTTTGGAGCCGATCTGATGAAGCTGTTTGACTTTGAAGAAACTTCTGAAAAGCAAAAGATTTCTCAAACAATTTCCTCAAACTTTAAGGGTACATTAGACGACGTAGGTTTCCAAAGAATTGTAAGCGACTCTACAGGAAATGAGATGGCGATCTCCAAGTTAGACATAGACGAGTTTACCTCGCCAGGGGAAATTGTCTTTGTAATAGAGAGATTACTCGAAGAAATAAAAGATTTGCGTAGGGTCCCCGCTGAGGCTGCAGAGTCTAAGTCTAAATCAGAAACTGAGCTATATAGACTAAAAGCTCTAATTGAATCAGAAGGGATGGAGGAAAATGATGTATCTGACCTTGTAACTCTTTATCACAATGTATTTAGAATAAATAGATACGCTGTGCATAGAGAAGCAGTAACTCTTGACCCAGAAGCCAAAGGCTACTGGAGATGGTTCGATCCGTATTTTCAATAATTGATATATTCAACCTAGTTTAAATAGTAAATAGAAATATTGCATAATTCATAACTGCTATGCTCTCTTATAAGCCCATCACTCAGGCGCAGTATTGGATCCAGGCTTCGCCTTTCCAGCACTACTTCACAACTTTCTCTGGAATCCGAGATACATCAGGTACCACTCAGTACGCCGATGGTGTAAGAGGACGTATTTTCCAGCTTAAGGGTCCTCGTACATTGTCCGAAGTAACTGTGTCTGCTCCATTCGATCCTGAAAAGCACGCCGACATTGTCGACTTCTGGAAGACATACGACTGCTCATTTATTACCCTCACAGTGACCCCTGTTAGCTGCGGTGAAGACCCTTCGCCCCTAGGCAACAGAACAATCACAATCCCTGATGCTCAAATCACTTCGATTAATTTTGGTCAGGCGGATAGAGCTTCGACTAATGTTTCAACTCTTGAGTTGACATTTGTAATGGATACGTTCACCTATAACTGATATAGGTACCTTGATCGGAGGGAGATTAATAGATGAAGAAGCATTACGTAGTACGCGTAAAATCACCCTCCGCTTGGTCGGAGATACATGAACTCTTAACTACAGACGGCACATTATGCGACAATGTGCCTAGTAGGTGTTGCGAGTGCTCTGATAAAAAAGAATATTCAAAATATCGCTCTACGTATTTATTAGATGAGGAGGAGGCAGAGTTACTCAGATCTAATAATAAAGTAGATTATGTTGAACTAGATCCAGGTTTTCACATGGAGACCTATCCAAGGCCAAAAGCAGACGCTTTGGTAAATAGGTTTCCTCAGGTTCTTCCGAGTCTATCAGACCCTGCGCCATTTGCAGGGTACAAAATTTACAGAACCCTACCTCCCGCAACTGACGGTCCTCCGATATCTCCTGCTGTGCCCGGTCAGGCAGAATACTTTAGAAGTAGTTGGGGACTTTTAAGAACACAAACAAAAGCCGATCCTTTTAGCTATACGCCATTAGTTGCTTCTCCGAACGTTGATGGTTTTTCCCTCAATAGAAATTTTGGTGGGAACGTAAATATCTCGCCTTCCTCTTTTCAATACGAAGAAGACGAGGATGGATCTGACGTCGATGTGCTTATCATCGACGATGGTGTTTGGATGGGCCATCCAGAGTTCGTAAACGTAGGAATTGAGGTCTCTTTAGTAAGAGATCTTGTTCTCGATGGACCATACTATATCGATCCAGATTATTTTATTTCTAATGGCCTTGTAGTAACCTATTTAGGTAGGCTGACTTGTGATGAGCAGGCCGCAAGAAATTGGTGGAGAGATAGTACAAAGAGATCTGAGCAATTTGCGTCTGTAGGAACCATTCCAAGCATAGACGACGGATACACTCGCGCTGCGGTATGTGGAGATTTTTCTAATGTTCCTGCGGCCACTGTTGCAGATCATGGCACACCTGTTGCTTCGATGGCATATGGCAGGACTTTTGGTTGGGCGTTTAACGCAAATAAATGGACAATTGCGGCGCAGATTGGCAATAATATTAGTTATTTAATAAACACCCCTTCTGTTTGCTTTGATATAACAAAGATATTTCATGAAAATAAGCCATTAAATCCTAACAGGAATAACACAAGGGATCCGCTCGTTATTAATAATAGTTATGGGTATATTAGCACTATAACAGACATAGGCAGCTATAAGTTTAGGACAAACGCTGCTGCTTCTTACACTGGCATAGCAAACGCCCCAAATTTTTTAAAGGGAATATCTTCATATGATCCTGATGATAGAACGTTTTCCTATAATCTTCTTGCTGATCAAAGTCTAAGATCATCTGGAGACGAATTATTAGACGATTTTCAGGACATTATATTTTTTGCTAGTGCAGGTAATTATAATCAAAAACAAGATGTACCTAGCGGGCCTGATTACGACAACTGGTTCTTTGCTGGAACAAATACAAATCCCGTCGAAACACAAAAAGAATATATAAATAGAAGAGGTTTTCCCGCGGACGCAGGAGGGTTTACTGAGCAAAATGGCGGATACAGAACTATATCCGTAGGCGCGTTATCTTCGTATAAAGATATAAATAGTAAAGAAAGTAAAGATTATTATAGTAACGCCGGTAAAGGCGTGGATATTTTCTCTCCCGGTGGAGATGTACTAAGCGCTTTAGTAGGTACCGGAACCGGAACAAAGTATGAAAGATACGACTCTGATTCTTTTTATTCTTGGTTAAATGTTCCTGCGTATGATGGCACAATTGACGGAACATCATCCTCTTCCCCCGTAGCCGCAGGATTCATTGCCAGTAAGTTATCTAAATATAGAAACTGGACCACAAAAATAATTAAGTCTTACATAAACAACGTAGTACAAAAACAAGACACAGTAACTGACTTTGAGTTAGGCGCGGATCCTTTTACGGAAAACGCAATAGAATGGAGAGAGTTTAACAATCTTTTCGGACAAGATCCCATTATTCTTTATAATGAGACGGTTCCTGATATAACCATATCAGTAAACCTCCCTCCAACTGTTACAACTAATCCATTTGGAAATATTGTATTATCGATATCACCTGGTATCAATCAATTCGTAGATTCTTATACATACCAATGGGAAAAGAAACTACCGGGAGAGTCTGAATTTTCAATAATTCCCGGCGTTTTTAGTGCGATATATTCAGAAAAAATAAACAATATTTCTCAAGATGGCACAGAGTACAGAGTACTCATTATTCCCAACGGTCCTTATAACTCTGTTTACTCTAGTGTATCTACGCTATCTGTAACGTCGTATATCTCTATAGAAGCCCAATCAAATGACACTTCTACAATTCTTACCACACCATTTAACTTATTTGTTTCTGCTGGGGTAAGTGTTGCGGGCATTTCCCTGTCGTATCAATGGCAAAAATTTAATACAATTACGTCTCTTTGGGAAGATTTAGCAGAGGAAATAGGAGCGTCGTATTTTAAAGACCCATCAGAAGAAGAAGATTCTGGGAGCTATAGGTGCGTAGTCTCTAGCGTAGATGCGTTTAATTCTCCAGTAATTTCAAATACAATAGTACTAAGTGTACTTCCTGTATTTACAATTACAAT